CCTCTAACGCATACTACGATATCTTCAATAACGGTGGTTGCAATCGTGGTGCACAAATCCGTGGCATCTTCGGCTTCGGTATGACCACCATGTCTGAAGTTGTCTGGGGTGAACACGGCAAGTATCGTAAGTATCACTGGAATGCTATCCATGCTGTTGTAGAACCTATCATGGATAAGATCATCCTGGCTGCTGCGAAAGAGCAGGACATCCGTGATTGGGATGCCGAGGCTGCTCAGAACGACTACGAAAAAGAATTTGCATAATTTTGAAAATAACTGTGTACAAATTATCAAAAGTATCGTAGAGTGAATAATAACGAATGGAGATGAACATGACTGCTTTTGCTAAGACCAACTTTGAATACCACGGTGGATACCTTCACTACAACACCGGTACAGAACGTAAGTTTGTTGCTCGGTTCAAGCACCGTGGTCCGGTCACGAAGGCCAAGTTCCAGGCTGCTCTGATCAAGCACTACTCGACCGAAGAATACTTCAGCCGCATCGGTGGTGCCTACAACCCACGCGGTGAAGCACCTCTGCAGATCCTGATGAACGATAACATCCTGGTGTTCGACAAGGACGATCTCGGTCGCGGTTTCTTTACTCTTGATGGAAAGGTTCTCTAATGGAAATTGGTTATGCAATTGTCGGTGACGGCAAGGATGGTTTCAAGTACTTCGGCGAAACGTTTTGCGCGAACGACGAAGTCAAGGAGTGGCTATCGAATGGGTACCGTGCGGTACCTGTCAGTGTCGAGATGACCACCGAACTCAGAGAATTCTACTTCTACTAAAATAGTTGTGTACATATTATCAAATATGTGATAGATTGAACTATATGATGGTGAAGGACTCGAGTGGTCTTTCGTATATTGCTGAATTGCTAAGTGGACTGTCCTCACCATCGTATCTTTTTGGAGTGTTATATGAATGACTAAAATGATTTTTGCTTTCTTGTCAATGGCTATAATTTTGTTTACAAGCATTGATATTTTCCGAAGGTTGACCGGAAAAGAAAAGATAGAGTTTGTTAAGTTGGCCAGTTACTCTTTGGGCATTGCAACAATCACGTCGCTGTTTGCCCTTGCTATCGTTATTTTGTTTTAAGGAAATTATACTATGAATCGTATTGCTAAGTTCGCCGTTCTTGCCGGTCTTATGGCTACTGCTTCGGCTTGTACTCGTATCGAAACGGGCGAGGTCGGTGTTCGGCGTTCGTTCGACAAGACCATTGAAACAACTGAGTTGATGCCTGGTACCGTGAACCAGACCATCTTCGGTGATGTGATGACGTTCCCAACCAAGGACGTTCAGGTCGATGTCTCTGACTTGACTCCTCTTGCTTCGGATAACTCGACTGTTGCCGACTTCGATATGGCAGTCATCTACTCGATCAATCCTGGTTCGGTTGCCGAACTCTTTATCGAGAAGAACCGTGGCTTCCATGCTGATACCGAAGAGGGTGATACCCTGCTGATGTACAACTACATCCGTCAGCTTGGTCGTAATGCTGCCTATAAGGTTGCTCGTCGTTACGAGTCTTTGAAGATGGCTGACAACCGTGCTGAGATGGAACAGTTGATCCGTCAGGAGATCGTTAACAGCCTTGCTGCTGAAAAGCTTGATGGTTCTATTACGATCTCACAGGTGCTTGTCCGTCAGGTCAAGCCAGCTGCAAACATCGTTCAGTCTGCCAATCTCTTGGTTCAGGCACAGAACGAGAACAAGCGTAAGGAAGTCGAAGTTGGTACTGCTAAGCTTGAAGCACAGCGTATCTCGGCTCTGAACGCCAACGCTGGTGCCACCAAGTACATGGAAGCGACTGCTATCGTTACCATTGCTGAAGCTGTCCGTGACGGCAAGGTGAATACGATTGTTATCCCTTATGACTTTAAGGGCATCGTCAACGTAAAGTAACGATGTACAATTAATTGGTGGTAGTGTATAACAAAATCTGGAGGAAATTATATTATGACAATGCATCTTCTTGGTCCTGCTTACACTACCACCAATCATAACAAGCGCAAGTCTAAGCTCAGCAACTCTCAGTACCATAAGTACTGCATGGACTGGCGTGATGACTGCAAGCGCAACAAGCGTCTAGGCATCAAGTCAAAGACACTCGACGAGTATCTGGCATACCGTCAGGGCAAATACAACCCGGTATTTCGTGGCACAAAGAAGCCGGAATACAATGTATCAAACCACCGTGAAATGTATCCGTCACTGGCCGATACCGGTGTGACGTTTGCCAAGAAGCCTAACGTCTATACAGGCGATCGCCTACTCGGTATCGCAACTATGCACAAGTCAAACAGTGTTCCAGTCTTCAGTCAGGAAGATGCCATCGAGATCTCAAGGATGCGTCGTGGCTAGTATCCTGGCGCTTATAACACTTCTGTTTGTAGTGCCATTTGTATTATGGCTCATGGTCTACGTATTCTTTGTAGTCGCCGTAATTAAATTCATCGTGAAGTACATTTGGTATGTACTATTATTCCTATTCATGCTATATCTAATATTCTAGCAAAGGATATATATTATGTCAAATCCAATTAAGAAGCCGACTCTGTCTGACGGCACTGGTATCAACCTTCGTACCGTTCTGGCCTATGCTCGTTCAGCGCAGCGGGCCTTGGAACAAGAAGGCGAAGAAGACTCGGCGCTTCGGTTCGAGTTGTTCGCAGACTATCTTGAAAAAGACGTAGCCAACGGTAAGCCGTTTGGTTTCACCTACAAATCACTAGGATTGTAATTATGATTATTGAAGCACCTTATAAACAAAATGACATCGTCACCCTCAAGATCCTCGGTGGTGACGAGATTGTCGGTCGACTCATCGAAGTCAACGAGTTCACAGATGTGCATGTCATCAACAAGCCACATGCCGTCATGATGGGCCAGCAGGGTTTCGGTCTTGCACCCTATGTCCTGACCGCTGGTCCTGACTTCAAGATCAGCGTTGACAGATCACACATCGTTTGTGTCGTCAAGACCTACGATGCTGTGGCCAAGGAATACATCAAGCAAACAAGTGGGATTATGGTATAATGGATAAGAAGACTGTAAACGTGCAGGCAGGTATGGGATGGATCGGTTGGTTCTTCATTCTGTTCTGGAACTTTGGTGATAATCCTATGGACCTGTACGATGCACTGTACAGCTTCCTGACTAATAGTGGAGTAGTTCAGTGATCATCCAGAACGCCGTCACGTGTCTTGGCTGTGGAGACTTCATCGTCTCTAAGCATGTTCACGATTTTGTGACCTGCACATGTGGCGCTATATCAGTAGATGGTGGTCAGCAATATCTTCGTCGTGTCGGCGACTTTGCCAACGCGGTTGATCTATCTTGGTCGTTGCCTGATGAGTTATATCGTACATGTGCTGATGCGGCTGAGGAGGCAAAGGAAACAAACCGTAATAAGTTCGGTATCGCTAATGCCGTGATGCGCAAGCTTCGTGAAGCTGGCCGTGTTATTGCTGAAGATGAACAGCGTATCATTGCACATAATCCTCGTATGGATGAGATCATGGTTGAAGAAGCTGATGGAACTGTTAACCGTTATAAGAAGGTTGTTGAATGAACAATACCGGTAAGCCAGCAGTATTCTATCACTATGCAATCATAGATGATCTGAGGTCATGCTTCTGGTCTTACTGGCTCGACGAACAGTTGGGCATGATTGAAAAGTCTGGCCTGAACAAGTATGCTGATATCTACATGACTATCACCATGCCTTGTAAGTGGGAAACCGACGGCAGATCAATTCAATTCATTCGAAACAAAACACATGAACCATGTCTGTTTGTTGACAAGGTCATAGAGTATATCAACTGCAGGTTTCCATGGGCTTGCATCTTAACCATCAGAGATATAACAGATGAACCCAACCTGTTCGAAGGACTGACTTTAAATCAACTGTGGCATTTTTCTAAAAAATATCCTGATAGGCCGGTTGCCTATGTCCATGCCAAAGGAATTTTTAGTGCCAGTTCACAGGTCAAATTGTGGCGTGATATCCTAAATGAATTCCATATCAATCAATGGAGACAGCGTTTGTGTGATCTAGATGGTTATGATGTTGTTGGTATGGCAGATGCAACCACACCACTTGATATACCTACTCATGTGAGTGGCAACTTCTTTTGGTCACATACAAACTATATCAGTTCATTGCCAGAACCAATATATGTCGACACAAACGCAGGGCAAAGAGTACGTTATGAATATGAAAAGTGGATCATGTTGAATAGTCCATGTGTTAATTTTGCGTACAACACCAGTATAGATCATTTTAAGGACTATCCAAATGAACCTTGAAGTCGAAGCATACGAAGGCGAGCTTGCGATGCTACGCAAGTGTTATAGCCTTGTTAAGCATACTGGCCTTGCCGAGAAGATGGGTAATATCTACTTTATCTGCGGTGAAGGCGGTAAGAAGGATAAGAACAACCTTCCTGACAAACTCCATATCTGTCCGGCATATGGAGTGGACTGGTTTCAAGTATATGAAAAGACGGACAAAACATTCGGTCCCGAATATTAACTGTGTACAAATTAATCAGAATGTGGTATGTTTAACTTATGTCTGATCGTATGAAAACATCTCGCCCTCAAAAGTCCAAATGGTATCGCAAGCCACTGAAGCTTGCCGGTATTAACTTTAACGAGGACCACCATCTGATAGGCTTTCAGTGGCCATACACAAATTGCATGGGTACCACCTATCTCACCACAATGATGGCCGACGGCTGGATCTGTGAGTGTATGGGATTTACGTCACACGGACATTGTAAACACATTAAACAAGTACATGAAAGGTTAGTTGCATGAATAAGATTACTGTAGAACTTGACGCTGAAGCTGTTGACAAGGTTATCGTTGACCAACTGTTTGAAACTCGGTCAGCCCTGTTGAAAGACTACGAGCGCGACAATGCAAAGGTGTTTTCGTTGGATCCTCGCGAGGATCGTGCGGAGATCCGTAAGATGATCAGGTCGCTTGAACGTGTCATCAGCTGGTATACCGTTCCTGGCAGTGTCGAATTCGACAAGCTTCCCGATGCCTAAGTATCTCGTAGAGGCTATTAGCATGTTTCGGATGCGTTACGTCGTTGAGGCGAACAGCGCATCCGATGCTAGGGATGAAGTCACTATGAACGAAGGCAATCTTCACGAATTCTCTCAGTTGCATCTTGACGAGACAATCAGTTATGCTCGTAAGATCGATCAGGAAGAGTATCTTTGTTTGTTTGACGAGGACAACGCATATCTTCAAGATTGGGATGATAATGATAAACTCGGTTGGATTAATAAGGTAGATTATAGCAAGTGAACATCTTCTATCTTCATGAAGATCCACGGCAGTGTGCAGAGTGGATGGTAGACAAGCATGTCGTCAAGATGATCCTTGAGACTGCCCAACTACTATCCACCGCACACCGCCTACTCGACGGTACCGAATCTATCGACACATCGTCGGGTCGTAAGAAGCGTGTGTATGCACTACCAGATGAGCGTGACGCAGTTCTGTATAGTGCTACACATGCCAACCACCCCAGTGCCGTGTGGGCACGTCAGTCGGTAGAGAACTACAACTGGCTGGTCGACCATCTCTTTGCTCTCAGCGATGAGTATACGTACCGTTATGGTAAGACACACCTGACCATTACCAAGCTCGGTGTTCCGATCGCAGCTCCTCCACTGAACCTCAAGGAATGGGACATGACTCCTATGCCTTCATGTATGGACGAGCAATACAAGATCGGCGAGGATCCAATCGCCAACTACCGTAACTACTACAAGTATGGCAAGGCTTCCATGCACAACTGGAAGAAACGTGAAGCTCCAGAGTGGATTGCATAAATAGTCCTAAAGAGGACTGAGATGGCAACTACTGGTAAGGCAGCATGGGAGAAGTATTTCAAGGGTAACGGCAACGTTGACACTCTTGTTAAGAAAGCTGCTGACATATATGATCTGTCTAATCAATCTAAGATTATAGGTAATCTTCCGCAAGGCCAAAAGGTTACATTCCTCGAGGTTAAGGACTACGACTCTAAGCCTGTTGTTCAATACGAATCGACTGGTAAGAAGTATAAGGCACGTATCAAGTTTGATATGCTGCAGAAACCAGGTGTCAGAAGCGCATCAGATCCCAGTAATGTAAAAACAATTGGTAACAAGGTTCTCACCCCCGATGGCTTAGGTCTCGGGGGTAAAACCGTTTCTAAAAGAGACTACATCAAAATAGTCGATAAGTGTATCGATAACTGCAAACTGGTTGCACCTCATGTCAAAGAGTTTCTTAAAGTCTTTGTCGAGAAGAGTAAATCTACAAGCACTGCATTCCCAAAAGCTATCAAGGATATATCTGATAAGGATATGGCCATCATCGCCAAAGACTTTGGTGAGATTGCAGGTGCATGGTGGTTCCTGAACAACTATGACAAAGATATTGTTGCCATCGAGTTTCCTGCCAGAAGTAACGAACCGCTGGTCGATTATTATGGCGTATACAACAACGGTCTTAAGATTGGCGTATCGGCCAAGGCCGGTGGTGGTGCTGCTCCATCGATCTCATCGGTGTGGAATATGATAGGCAAGAAGACATTCAGGGATGTAAACGACAAAAAGGTTCATGAATTCATCGGCGCAGTGGTCAACAACTCTGGTACCGAAGGGATCGTACAGGCAGCCAAGGTCATGAAGTCTCCTCTGTACACGTTGGTAGGTCGTATCATAGGCAAGACAACGTATACGGCAGATGACATCGAGAAGTGGTTTAAGCAGTTCAATGATCCTAAGACTGCACATGATACCCTGACCAAAGAATTTTATAATAAGATCGGCAAGTCAGCCAAACTATCGACGTTCGAGGAGATCTGGAAGGTATCGTCTAAGAAACGTAACGGTGCTATCCTGTCTCCTATGGCATATGCACTGATCGATGAGGTCAACTCTAACAAAAAGAATACTGACTTCCTGACCGACATCGTACGTACTAATAACATCGAACAGCTATACGTCCATCTATCTGGTACGAGTCTTAAGTACGAACTAAAGGGGTTCAAGAACAGCAACTTCGTCTTCGAGTACCACTCGAACGCTGCAAACCCTGGCGGAAATAAAATTGGCTTCAAACTAAAAAAGTAGTGTACATTATTTCTAAAACATTGTAGAGTAAACTATGATAAAGAAAAGGTTCAAAGAGTTTGTTGGTTCCGGTACCCTCACGATATTCGATATCGATGAGACGCTATTCCATACGTATGCTAAGGTTGCTGTGATGAAGGACGGCAGGGTTGTTCGGATGCTGGATAACCAGGAATTCAATACCTACAAACGTAAGAAGGGTGAGAGCTACGACTACGGCGAGTTCGCGAATGCTGAGGTATTCCGCAAGTCATCTAAGCCGATCACTCGTATGGTTGCCAAGGTTAAGGCGATCTTTGCCAACTCACGTAAGAATCCACACAGTCGTGTTATCATCTGCACCGCGCGTGCCGACTTTGACAACAAGGATATCTTCCTACAGACGTTCCGTGACTATGGTCTGCCTATCGATAACATCCACGTCGAACGTGCCGGCAACCTCAAGATAGACTCTTCGGCTGAGGCCAAGAAGATCATCTTCAGGAAATATATAAATACCAAGAACTATGTAAAGCTTAGATTGTTTGATGATGCTCCTAGCAATCTTCATGCATTCCTTTCCTTAAAGAAAGATTATCCTAACATTACATTCGAAGCCTATTTTGTAAATCCTGATGGATCGGTAAAGACAGTACGATGACCACATTTAAAGATTTCCTCGCAGAAGACGCAAGTGAAGAGAAGCTTAAGCATCTTGAGCACGCAGAAGATCATGCTATCCATGGTGGTTCTGCCGGGTTCTCACATGCATATCATAACCTGAAGGACGTGCATGATCGCCTGACCGGCAAGGAGAATGCAACCAAGGTTACGATGAAGTATGATGGTTCGCCATCGGTAATCTTCGGTACCAACCCTGAGAACGGCAAGTTCTTCGTTGCTACCAAGTCTGCTTTCAATAAGAATCCAAAGATCAACTATACACCTGAGGACATCGAAAAGAATCATGGTCACGCGCCTGGTCTGGTCGAGAAGCTGAAGGCTGCATTGGAACATCTGCCTAAGTCGACTCCTAAGAAGGGTGTCTTCCAGGGCGATATCATGCATACCAAGGGTGATGTCAAGACGAGTGGTGGCAAGGTCAAGTTCACACCGAACACGATCACGTATGCCGCCGACAAGAACTCACCTCATGGTCAGGCTGCTCTGAACTCTGAGATCGGTGTTGCAGTTCATACCGCATACAAAGGCAAGACTATGGAAGGTATGAAGGCACAGTATGCTCCTGAGTTAAAGACCTTCAAGAAGAATAAGGATGTACATCTGATCTCTACCGAGCATCCATTAGATAAGCTAGACTATAATCCTAAGGATCAGCAGAAGTTTGCCAAGCACATGAAGGCTGCAGCCACGTTGCACAAGGCAACCGGCGAGGATACATTCGGTGCCGTTCAACAACATCAGATTCCTCTGAAGACGTATATCAACAGCACGATCCGTCATGGCACGAATCCATCTATTAGCGGTTATATCCAGCATCTGACTGCTGCACACCAAAAGAAGATCGACTCTGTCAAGACCGAGAAGGCCAAGTCACAGAAGTCTGCTCTGGCACAGGTCGATCTAGATCACGTACAGAAGAATCGTCAGGGCTTCAATCGTGTCCTTCAGATGCATCGTCATCTTCAGAAGGCTAAGAACGTCTTGGTACATACACTATCGTCGAACTCAGAGTTCGAGCATTCAATCAATGGTAAGAAGGCAAAGCCAGAGGGATTCGTTGCTGTAAGACATAATCGTCCTACTAAGCTTGTTGATCGTCGTGAGTTCTCTGCAGCGAACTTCAATAAGGACAAAGCACTATGAAGGCAATCCACATAACCCAAGGTAGGTTTAATCCTGTACATGCTGGCCATGCTATGGTCGTGAAGCACGTAATGGATGCTGCCAAGAAGGAAGGTGCTGACCATAAGATCCTGACTACAGGAACTCATGACGCCAAGAAGAATCCTCTGACTCCTGAACAGAAGGTCAAGCATCTCAAGCGTGCTGTCCCAGGCGCCCACGTGGAAGCCATGGGCAAGGAAGCACCTACACTACTACATCAGATGTCTAAGCTTCATAAGCAGGGTTATACACATGTAACTATGCATGTTGGTTCTGATCGTGTCAAGGAGTTCCATGACCTGCTACACAAGTATAACGGTGCAGACATGAAGCATGGACACTATAACTTCAAGAGCATCAAGGTCAAGTCTGTAGGCGGTGAACGTAAGGAAGGCGGAGGCGGCATCGAGTCTGCCTCTGGTACTGCCATGCGTAAACACGCCGCCGCCGGTGACAAGGAATCTTTCCATAAGATGGCACCCGCCGGTATGAGTTCAAAGCACAAGGATGAGTTATACCATGATGTCCGCAAGGGTATGGGAACCAATGAGTCCTTTATCGTAAGATTTAAGAACTGGATTAGTTAATGGCTCAATTTAATACCGGTAACAATGCATACCAAGCTGGTAATAAGACACTATTCGAAGTCAATATGATTGCGAATGGTAACAACGGTCTTGTTGTATCAAAAACAAATCCATTCCCTGTTTCAATTGCTGGTTCTGGTGGTACTAATGTTGTAACTGCTGATCTGGGTGTTGCTGCAAGAAGTGCTTTTGGCGAGTTGTTATCAGTAAGCCCAACCCCGATTGTACAGTTGGATGCTCTATATGGTATCGAACCTCAAGACATGACTACATACACAAGTGGTACCGGTGCAAGCGCAAACACCGATAGCGCAGCTTGTGTGTTTAAAGTTCAGAGTGGTACATCTTCCACCGGTGACGCACATATTCTTTCTAAAAAATATATGAAGTATCGTCCAGGTCAAGGGTCGCTGTCAAGATTCACTGCCGGATTTACACTGGGCGTTGCTAACTCAACTCAACGAGCAGGTCTTACCGACTCTGAAGTTGCACTATGCGTTGGTTATGATGGCGCAGACTTTGGCGTAGTGAGATCCACTGGCGGTAAGGTTCCTATCTACAAGCTCACAATTAATACCGCTCCTACCGGTTCTCAAACAGGCGTTGTAACATTAAATGGTGTACCAAAAAATGTTACTATAACAGCCGGCACCACTGCCGCATGCGCCGCACAAATAGCGATTGATGGTGTTGGTGGATATCCTGGCTGGTATACAGAACAGATTGATAATACCGTTATCTTCAGAGGTATAAACCCAAGTGTGATGTCTGGTGGATTCAGTTTTACCAGTACAGGAACCGGTACACTCGCTGCAGGTACATTTTCTACAATACAAGATGGTGTAGCTCAGACCGATCACTGGACTAAACAAGCCGACTTCAATATGGATACACTAGATGGATCTGGCGATGCTAACAATCCATCTGGCATGTTCCTCGATCCGACAAAGCTAAACGTATACCAAATAAGCTTTAGATGGCTTGGTGTCGGTGTTATCAACTATGCCATAGAAGATGAAATCACCGGTGAGATGATTATGTTTCACCGTCAGCACTATACCAACCAACATGTCACTCCTCACCTCAGTAACCCATCCTTTAGAATAGGTTATACTGTAACAAACACAGGTAATACTACTAATCTGTCTGTCATCGGTGCATCGGTGATGATGGCGATAGAGGGCATGTTGAATCTATCTAGATCATCTCGTTCAAGAGCAACTAATAAAACAAATTTAGCTAGAGATGATCTTCACCACGTGCTAAGTCTTAGAAACTCTTACACATACGGTGGCAAGATCAATACAAATAGTATCAATCTTAAAAAACTATCGATAGGTGTCCAGTCAACCGATCCTGTTACAATATATATGTTTCAGGATACTACTACTCAAAGTGCTCCACTAGTTTTCAGTGATGTAACAAATAGTATTACTACTCAATCGACTACTACAGCTACCTTAGACGTTGCAACAGAAGTTCCTATAGCAATCTTTGTTGTGGGTGTCAATGGTTATGATAATATTGATATTGCAAGTCTATTGATCTCAGAGCCTGCAGGTAGTATCATAACATTCGCTGCAACGAGTCCGAATGCTATAACAAGAATTACTATCGGTACTATGTGGACTGAAGACTGATCTGTTATAAATACATTTACGGTTAGGCTACGGCAATCCCGTTTGTGTAACAGATAAGCCCAAGGGAAACTCTGATGGAAGATAAAGAAGTAAAAGACAAGACTGTACCGGTTGAAGCACCTGAGAAACAAAAAGACCTCAAGAAGCCTACTGGGAAATCTGCAACTGGCAAGCCATTAGATGGTATCGACATCAATCCTCAGCTCAATGACGTGAGTACCGATGGCAACCAGTTAAAAATACGCAAAGAGGATTCCGTAGACCTAACTGCTCCCGTAATTCAAGAGCGCAAAGCCTTGACATTACCACAGCGTCAGAAGCGTGCCAGATCACTACGTGCAAACGAACGTAAGATGGAAAGAGCACGCGAGATTGCTAAGGCAAAACTAGCACCATCCAGTAAGATTGAGCAAAGAGCTCTCTCGCATGCCCGTGCTATTGTCAAGAAGAGATTCGCAGCTCGCAAGGGTACACCTTATGCAGAGTTGACAACAACAGAAAAGATCCAAGTAGATACTGCAGTAGCCAAGAAGACGAAGCTGATCCAAAAGATCGCTAAGCGTCTGCTTCCTCGTATCCGCAAGGCAGAGTACGAACGCCTTAAGTCGTTCCGCAGTGGTGCACCACTGCAGGATCTATCGACACAGAATCCTAAGGCCCAAGGTATCATGCCTAAGGTGACCGAGGAGATGTCACAGCTATTCAATACACTTGATGCTGCAGATACCAACTCATTAATCAGCATCATCGAAGACACCATCAACCAATTCAATCGTGATAATAATCCATTGGGCGATCAACTCAAGAGAATGCTTGATGCAGTTCTTCCTGAGGATATTGTTACCGAATCGCTTGTTAAGAAATCAGAGAAGACCGGTATTGCATTCTCGACACTGAAAGAAGTGTTCGACCGTGGTGAATACTCTTGGGATGAATCCAATCGGATGACCCAGGAGCAGTTCGCGTTTGCTCGTGTCAACTCCTACATCGCCAAGGGTAAAGCATGGCACATGGATGCCGACCTTCGTGAAGAGAAGGTTGTCAATACCAAACTAGATGAATCATTCGATAACTTCCTTGAACACATCGTTAAGGTCAAAGGTGGTTACGAACTAAAATCCAAGTCTACCGGCAAGAATCTCGGCAAATATCCTACCAAAGCCGGTGCTGAGAAACGTGAACGCCAGGTTCAGTTCTTCAAGCATCAGGCCGAAGAGACACAAGCCACCAAGATTCGTAAGAAGATCGAGGTAGTAGATCGTCCACCTGCTAGTCAAGCAGTGAAGACACGTCAGCAAGAGATCCAAAAGAAGATCATCGACGAGTCTGGTAATAAACCATATGTTAAGTCGTTCAGCCAAACTGGTGGTACTGAGCATTCAGGTTGGAAGGCTTCTAATAAGCATGGCAGGGTAAAGTACTTTGGGAAAGATTTCAAAGCATCTGCCCTTAAGCATGCTGGTATCTCAGAGGATAAAGCTACAGACCGTGAGATCGGTACAGACTCGCTTGTAAAGAAGTACAAGAAGGATACACCTGGGCAGAAGTCGAACCTAGATGAGTCATTCAACATGGCATGGACATCTGGTATCGGTGTGACACTATCGGCTGCCGACTGTGGTATCCAGATCAAGGGCGGTTTCTCTCTGCACCCAGATGTTATCGAGCAGATGGCAGAGATCGAAGAAGATGTCAGAACAGCTGATGTCAAGGGCGAGATTGTTGCTGGCCACAAAGAAACACGAATCGATCCTAAGACCGGCAAACAAATTATTGTCAATGTCCCTGCTCACGTTTCAAAAGGTAAACTTCGTCGTAAGATTATCGGATCTGGAGACGTACACGATGGTGAACAACAATGATCGGCTTCAAGGAATTCATCACAGAACGTGGTGCAGATTCTAAGGGTCATTTCATTGCGACTGAAAAGGGCGCAGGGATGACCGAGAAGGGTGTCAAGGCATTTCGTGCCAAGAATCCAGGATCTAAACTACAAACTGCCGTAACCGGTAAGGTCAAACCAGGATCTAAGGATGCCGGAAGACGTAAGTCGTTCTGTGCTCGTATGTCCGGTATGAAAGGCCCTATGAAGGATGAGAAGGGCAGACCCACAAGAAAAGCAATGTCACTAAGAAGATGGAAGTGCAACTAATGGATAAACTAATCGAACTTATGAAAAGAGCATTTGCTGATACATTCGCCATGTATCTTAAGGCTCACAACTATCACTGGAACGTAGAAGGTCCTGACTTCTTCCAATACCACAGTCTATTCGAAGCCATCTATGGTGAAGTCTATGGTGCAGTCGATCAATTTGCCGAAGAGATTCGTGCTCTTGATGCATATGCTCCTGGTTCACTTCGTCGTATTGCCGAACTGACTAATCTTGAAGATGATCTTATTATTCCTACCGCAGCCGAGATGACTCGTAAGCTTGCAGATGCAAACGCTAACGTTCTGTTGACTCTAAAACTTGCGCGCGACAATGCGGATGCTCTTGGTCAGAATGGCCTGGTTAACTTTCTAGAAGATCGCCTTGACAATCACAAGAAGCATGCATGGTTCCTCCGTGCTCAGTCTAAGACCGAAGCATAATGACATACCGTTCGGTAGAATCTAGGATCAGAGACGTTCTGGAAGGACTTCAACCCAAGGATAAACTTGGGAAGGAATCCGATCAGAACGATCAGATCGCTGTAG